AGATGCTTTTTTAAAGGCTCCCTTTGTAATAATCCCAACTTTTGTAACACAATCACAAGCAGTAAGGCAATTTAAATTTGTATAAGGATTAGATATAATTGCAAGACTATTACGACTACATTAACTGCCGTTTCAAGAAATTCCTTCTTGTAAAAATATTTCTGGAGCATCATTTTATCCCGCATAGTTGCAATCTGTGCGAGGCACGCCTGTTGAATATCTTTGACTGAATCATACGTTATATCTTCAATAGACGCATACGACATTCCCATATGTTGTTTTTCGAGTTCATCTTGCACTTCTTTTTTGATTGCATCTACAATCACCGTTTCATCGACGACCTGCTTGTAGTGTGCCTTAACGCAGAACAATTGAAAAGCTCGTTTAAGTGGTGCTTTCTTCTCAACCAATATGCTATTGTAAAGGGCAGTATAAACAGGACAATCCATTTTGGCACAATCACTCAACCACGCGTTCGATTGATTCATTTTACCCATATAGCACACTTTTATAATCCCAGTGCTTAAATGTCTTGCTCGGTATGAGACTTGGATAACATCTCGAGGTGTGTTAAATGATGCAATAAAGAGATATTTATAATCAAAATCGAGACCTTCATAATTCACACCACAAGTGATGATATTATTGGTTAGAACAAATGATTTATCCGCCCACGCCGAATTGACGTCTTTCAATCCTGCCTTTGTTTTATCGCCAACATCTGCATTGTAGAATATACCCTTGCGCCCTGTTTGTTCGCAAATTAAACTATAAATATTCTCCATTGAAGACCAATTACAAGAATCCCGTTTATATGGATAAAATATAAATATTTTTGAACCAGATTTTATTTTTGTGATGGCATCATATAAGGTCATTTCGAAGTCTTTCATATAATGAATGGTGCGAGTTTGTGGTTCATTAATGCGAATGTATGTGTGTATGGTGGCGTTTGGTTCAAGTGATTTTATAAAACCAATTGTTTTATTTGTAATAAATGCATCAAGCAGGATTACTTTTTTGGCATTTTGCAACATATACTTCAACTGATTCCAAATTTTCATTTTGAGTTGATTGGTTAAGTTGTCGCCTTCCATAAAGTCTCCAAGAAACTTATCTAGTAGTGTTTCAATTTCATCAATAACAACAATGTCATACTTTCTTGATAGATAGTGTAATGAGTTTAATACAATAATAAGTTTGTCTTCGGCGTTTAATCCGCCTTCCTGTTTTTGCTTTGTGGTTAGTTTGTTGTTTTTATAATGGCATACATTTATTTCCTTGTCTTCAAGTCGTAATTGCGTATTCAGTGCGAGTGCTTGATTTGGTGCAATCCAACAAAACGAACCAAATTGTAGGTAATCGATTGTTTGCGCCGTTTTTCCGCCACCCATTCCAATATTGAAAACACTGTATTTTTCAGTGCCGTTAAAACAGTCTTGACTCATTGTTTCTACTGGGCGGATTATTTCTTGTGGAATATTAAAAGTCTGCACAAAGTCCCTGTATGAAATATCTTTCTTTATTTGGGGATAGTAATACACTAGAATTTGTTTAATTTGGTCGATGGAAACTGGTGGAAACTTTGATAGTTTAGTCCATTCTTGTTGCCTTTTTGCGACAACTGATTTCGCCTTGTTCTGCAACCAGCTCATATACTGTTCGAAAGTTAAACCATTGTAGTAGCAGAATCTCGCTACAAGATGGCAATATGAAAATTGGAAATTTTCATTAAGTGGTAATAATTGCAGGATTTGGAACGGGGTTAAATTGGTGTAATCCACTTCTGCGGGAATATTTAATATGAGTTTTGGCAATGAACCAATATCAAATGGTGCTTTCGCCTTTTCAATTTGAATCTCTTGTTCTACTTCTTCACTCATAATTGGTAATGGTTTTACATATGTATTAAACCAGCACATAATACAGTGTTTTTTAATGTCATCATTTTCAATTATGCACTGAACTCGTCCGTCCAGTTTCGATTGATTAACAGACTTCATTTGTCGGTTCTTGGTATATACTTTCCAATCAAAGGCACTATCTTTTGTTTGTAAATGTTTCACAATCATTTTAACTTGGGTGCGTTCTTCCTCGTTGTGTATCATATAGTTATTCAATGTAATATGGTATGACTCCTTGACATCGGTAATTGAACCCGAAATCGCCATATCTGCGTCTGGAAAAACTTCATTAATAAGGTCTTTGAAATATTGACAACCTTTTAGAAAGGTTGTTCCAAAAGGAACGTCGTTTGGGTCTTCATTGCTTTTGGAACAACCTTTCCCTGAATTATCAATATCAAAATATATTTTATGCGGAAACTTTGTAATTAGGTCGTATATGCCATTATTGTTTTCAAGCAGTGTTAATAGATTCTGCGGGGTAGTAATGCCCCACATTCTACCATTATTAACAGTCTGCGATGCAATACAGACTTCATTTGCACCTACATTCTTAATTGCTTGTGCTTGGGCCCCACCTTCGAGTTTCGTAATGTTCTTCCAAAAGCGGGTCTTCCATACTTTGACTTCTTTTGTTTTTAGTTGTCTTTCAATGAGTTCCATACTACAATGTATATAGGATAGATTAATATTTAAATCATTTGAACTTAATTGTTTTAATTCAAATAATAATAGTTGAATTAAAATAATGCAATTTGCCTTAATAGCCTCCATTGTGTTTGAAATGGAGATTTCCTTAAGCAGTCATATTCTCTTGCCTTTGCAAGGTTTTGGTGGCGGGATTTTAGTAATGCTTTACGATAGATTTCTTTGTATTCGTCGGGGTGTGCTTCTCGCCATTTGTAAATTGCAACTTTGTTGTACATAATTCTTAATATATGTATTATAATATATTTAAATCAGTTATACATATTTTGCTATTAAGTAGGTCCTTTGGGTCCATTTGCACCTTTGGATATATCATACGGTTCTTGAATATAATATTTTGCCTCTGCAATAGAACTTCCCATTTCCTTCATATCACTAGCGAGTTCCTTCTTTTTACTGATACTGTCGCCATATTTCTCCGTTAGAAAACTATGTCTAAGCATATTAACACCAACAGATTTTGTTGCACCAAATATCTTATTAATGCGTTGGTTAAGCTGTGGCGAACTTAGCTGGGTTCCATTTATATCAAATAACAAATATTCAGTGGGATTGAATTTTATATATTTTGTTAGAATAGATTTTAGTTCTTTCGGTAGTGGAACCCGTTGCTGACCGAACTTAGCTGTTTTAAATGCATTGAAGACCAACTCATTTTTATCAATATAGTTATCTGCGTTTTTATCAATATTTTTGATTTTAAATGCAGTATAATCTAGTAATCTTCTTGGTGCAATATACTGAGCACCTAGTAAAGCAAGAATGATATACAATTGTATTTCTTGTAAGTCTGGATTACCTGATTTATATTGTTTGGCTGCTTCCTTTTTCAGTAGTTCTAATCTTTTTACAATATCATCTTGACTAACCCAGTTCTCAGTCATCTCCTCAGTCATTTTCTGATTATCGACTTTTTTCTTTAGAATTTCGGCGTCTGCCATCATCGCCTCTCGATATGCATTATTATTAAAAATAACTGCCAATGCAGATAGGAAGGGTCTTCTTGATGTTGCAGTCTTATTATCTCTTAACCAGTCTATTGTTAATTTAGGATTATTCAATTTATCAATATTTGAAACTGTTAATTGTTCGTTTGGAAATAATCCCCTAAATAAAGACCCTAGCGTTGATGTATATGTTTTCACTGAACCGGTAGACAGCGTTGGTCGTTTGCTTAAAATGTATTCGGATAAACTCATTATATATAATAGTTTAGATAATTTTAAATACATTCTAAAACACTTTACCGAAATAAAAATGATTTAGAAATTGACTTGTATTTTGGGCTTCTTGAAAAATTGCTTCAAAACGAATTCGTTTCTACTGTCCATTTTTTTATCTGCTAGTTCTTCAAACATATCTAAAAAGGTTTCCACATCAGTGTACAAATCTTTTGTTCGATTGCTAGCAGAATTAATATAGTGAAGAAATGCGCAACAAGCCCAGCCACAGTAGTTATCAAATAAGCCTTGTATATCTTTTCCTGCGCTTGCAAGGCCTTTGCCGCAGTATTTCTTCACATCCTCTGGAGGTCCAATTCCATATGGATCGAAATAAATACCCTCTATCTTCCCATTAGGATGCTTCAACATCTGAAAACAACACCAATGTGTGCCGCCATTTCTTTCTCCAGTCTCTGGATCAAACTCATCTTCTAGATTGATAATGTATCCTTTGTTGTAAACAAGAGGTTCCTCTGAGAGCTCATCTTTGAAGCACACTTTCTCCAAAGGTATTGACATTCGTTTTGCTAGGTCAAATAAATTTGCATCGGTTAACATAGTTTATATAAAGGTAGAAACTAATTTGCTAAAATGAACGAATAATATTATGTCCAAAGCAACTCTTTTGCATAGTAAGCAGCAGACCCTAGATATTCGTCTCCGAGTTTCTCTGGTTCTCTGCGATGTCTTAAACGATATAGACGCTTACGGTCATTAGCGTAACCTTTTGGAAGCAATCCTTGTTTTTCTAATTCCGAATAGTAGTGAAAATCTAAAAATTTGGCATCTCCAATGTAGGTAATAAAAACACCGTTGAAGTCGTATACTTCGATTTTCTTTTTAGGATTATCTGATGGGAAAATCTGTATTCCTAACTCTTTAGCTCGTTTATAAGTCGCTGGTAAAATCTTGTAGACCATTTTATATATATGATATTATAAAAGAGCAACTATAACTCACTATCTAGTTCTTTTTGGCTTGGACTTTTATTACCTAAAGGTCTTTGAGCTAACTCAAATTCATCAAACTTTTCCTCTGCTTCAGTGTCCCTAATGCAACTTATACGACCTCCACATAATTTTATTTCTTTACAACGACTTTTGTAACACATTGAAGCCAATTTTATAATTACACCAGCAGCAGTAGTCACTAGAGCCATATAAAAAACTTCACTTAGAACAGTAGGCATATGTATTATATCAATATTATAATTCCTATTTGTATACTTCATATTAGATGCTATAAGACATAATAAGACCCTTAGGTTGTTATCAAAATTTCAAAAGTAGCTCCATCATAGTATAAAACATTCGCAGGAAGAGCAGGAACAAAAGTTGCTCCAGCAACACCAGTTCTAATAGGTCTTACAAAAAATCCTGCTTGAACCGCATTAGTAGCAGCTCCAGAAGCGTTTAAACAAATTGATCCTGCTGTTGCCGAAGCACTACCAGCACTATTACCAATACAAATACTATTTGCTCCTTGTGGTGTTGTAGTACCTGCTCCAGCACTTGCTCCAATAGCAACGGCACCTGCTCCCTGATTTAGATTTCCTGCCGTATTTCCAACAGCAACACAATTTGTGCCTTGATTAGTCTGAGCACAACCAATTCCAATCGCAACCGAATTTATTCCTTGTGTAGTTAATCCACAACTCGCACCAATTGCGACTGACCCAGCACTTTGTGTATTATTTCCAGCAGACACACCGAGAGCAACCGCATTTCCACCTTGATTAGTTTGACCAGAACCAGCACCTACAGCAACAGATTGAGATCCTTGATTTAAATTTCCAGAATTTAGACCAATAGTAACAGACGATCCCAATTGTCCTGAATTACCAGCACCTGAACCAATAGCGACAGAGCCTGTTGCTTGAGTAGAAGCTCCAGCATTCAGACCGATAGCAATGCTAGCAGTTGCTTGAGCAGAATTTCCGGCATTATTTCCAATCGCAATTGAGTTAGCAGTTTGATTGGTTGTTCCTGCTAGCGGACCAATAGCAATAGCCGCAGTTGCTTGTGAAGTTTGACCAGCAGTATTTCCAATTGCGATAGCACCTGCTAGCTGATTAGCATTTCCTGCTAGACGACCAATCGCAACTGCTTGAGTTGCTTGCGAAGTTGTACCAGCAGAAACACCAATAGCAACTGATTGAGTTCCTTGTGTAGTTTGACCAGCCGCGTTACCAATAGCAACAGATGATGCCAATTGTCCAGAATTTCCAGCATTGGTTCCAATCGCAACCGAACTTCCTGCTTGACTAGTTTGTCCAGCTGCTGAACCAATAGCAACAGCAGTAAATGATTGTCCAGAATTTCCAGAATTAACACCAATCGCAACAGAACCACTTCCTTGTGTAGTTGTCCCAGCATTGACACCGATAGCAATAGCATTTGCGGTTTGACTTGTCTGACCAGCAGTTGAACCAATAGCAACACAATTATTTCCTTGAGTAGTTGTTCCAGCAGCATTACCAATAGAAATAGCACTACTACCTTGAGTAGTTTGTCCCGCACCATTACCAATAGCGATCGCATTCGCCAATTGTCCGTTATTCCCAGCATTAACACCAACCGCAACACAATTAGTCGCTTGATTTGTTGTCCCCGCACCAGCACCAATAGCGGTCGCTTGTGTTGCTTGGGTTATTTGTCCCGCAGATAAACCTATTGCGACGCAAGATGCGGTTTGAGTATTATTTCCTGCTAAATTACCAATCGCAACAGAATTAGTTCCTTGTGTTGTTTGTCCCGCAGTAATTCCAATCGCAACCGCATTCGCTAATTGACCGCTATTACCCGCTAATGAACCAATAGCAACTGAACCTACACCTTGTGTAGTTGTCCCAGCATTTACACCAACAGCAACGCAAGTTGTTCCTTGATTTGACCCACCAGCAGACCTACCAATAGCAACACTATTAACGCCTTGATTTGTTGTCGCACAAATATTACCAATAGCGACCGCCCCTTGTCCTTGCGTTGTTTGTCCTGCTCCAATTCCAATAGCGACGCAATTTGAACCTTGTGTTGTTAGTCCCGCACTTGAACCAATAGCAACAGCAGTTCCTCCTTGATTACTATTTCCAGCATTAGCACCTATGGCGATCGAGGTAGATCCTTGAGTAGTTTGTCCAGCATTAACACCGACAGCAACCGAATTTGCGTCTTGATTACTATTTCCTGCCCCATTGCCGATAGCAACGGAATTATTACCTTGACTAGTGAAAGCAGCATTACCACCAATAGCAACTGAAGTGCTTCCTTGACTACTTCTTCCAGCATTTATCCCAATGGCAACACTTGCCTGTCCTTGATTAGTACTACCAGCAGTAATACCAATAGCAATTGCTGTTGTTGCTTGATTTAAATTTCCAGCACTTGAACCAATAGCAATCGCATTTATACCTTGAGAAGTTATTCCCGCTAATGATCCGATTGCTAATTGCCCCCCAGTAAGAAGGGTAGAATTATAAGCATCTACTTTTACAATTGATGTAAAAGTACCATCTACAACATTTGCGATAATACCATCTGTAATATTAGATGTAATAGCAGACGATGTTGTTAGAGCACCGAGAAAAGTTG